CTTCCTTTAGGTAAATCTAAAGCTGCTATTGCTAATAAACAAGCAGAAGAACCTGAATTTACAAATACTCCATATTTTTTACCAAATTCTTTAGCAATTTTTTCTTCAAATTCTATAGAACGAGGCCCAAACCCAGCTAACCATCCATCTCTAAGACATTGTTCAACAGCTTTTATTTCTTCTTCCCCATAAGCTTCTAATTTATTGGGGGCATACCAAACTTTTTTCATAGTTATAAATTATTTTGTTTAATTAAGTCTTTTAATTGTGCTTTAGTAATAGTTCCTACCTTGTCTTTAACATTAAAGAATATTTCATCCTTAGAGAAATCAAATTTATTTAATGTGTAAAGTTCCTTTTCTAAATTTGCTTCAGATTTTTTAGATATTTTAGATAAGTCTTCTATAAACTGTATAAATTGATCTACTGGTAATTTTAATACTCCATAGGATTCCATAAATACTCCATCTAAATAAAAACCATCAGAGTTTCCATTTTTAAAGTATATAGAAGTTATTCCTTCTTTAGTAAGAATATTAATACCCTCTTCTTTGTAAGTTTGACTCCAGCTTAAAGTAGTAAATAGTAATAGAAGTAATGCTGTTTTTTTCATGTTAATGTATCGTAGTATTTATTTTGTTTTTCTTGTTTGTTTATTGTTTTAGGGTGATATAAAGCTAATCCTTCCTCTTGTGGTAGAGCAGCATAAGTTTTAAACCCTTCTAATTTTTCATGTACCTTATTAACCCATTTTATTTCAGGTTTATTTTTCCACACTCTCCATTGATAATCAGGCCAATTGACCCAACCTTTATCATTTACATTCCATCTCCATTTTGTAATATGTTCCTGAGTTAATCCTTCTACGGTATTAACTCTAGGTACTAAATAAACTTCGTTGTCTGGGTTGCATTCTAATATAACTGGAAGGTTAATTAATAATGATTCATTAGGCATTTCATCAGCATCTATTTGAAATATATAATCTCCTTGACAATATTCTGTAAGTTGATTTTTCCAGTCAGCAAAATGGTTATTAAAGTCTAATCCTCTCCAAAATTGAAAGTTTGGATATTTACTCTGCTTAGTAAGCCAACTTGCAACTTCTTCGTCGCCGTTTTTCTGATCATAAAGTACAACTATTTCATCTTGTTGTCTTTTATTTTTTCGAAGAAAATTAATTAATTTTTGAATTTCTATAAATTCATTACAAACGGTAACAGCATAACTTATTTTCATAATTTAACTAGGTAATATTCCAATATATGAAAGAGCATCTATATAATCACGTTCTTTAAAATACTGAATAGTAGACATATCTGCTCTATGTGATTGACCCTTATATTTTTCTCTATCTTCTTCAGGTATTTCAACTGCTTTAACAGCCCCCCAAGCCCAATTATCTTTATCTGGTCCCGAGGCAAATAACATTCCTTGTTCTGGTAGGTTAATTGTATTAGGAAGCCAAACAAGATCTGTTTTTGGGTCTGTCCAAGCTAAATCTTTATAAATTTCAGGTAAAGAAGATACTTGTTGATTATAAAATTCAGTCCCTACTTTCATAAGAGTATTAGTCCAAAAACCACAAGACAAACTCATATAATTGGTTATATCTTTATTTACTTCTATTCTGTAACATAAATCACCACCTGATTTAGGGCAATTTACTATTTCATCATATTTCATATTATTTTACTTTTTTTAATTTAGGAAGACTAATTTTAGGTATGTTAAGTTCTACTTGTTTTGGAAAGTATGGAAGGTTAGAAGTAAGTAAATTACTAATTAACTTTTTCATTTTATTAAAACTAAAATTATTTTTAGCATGTTGACTTTGTTTTGAAGTTTTTTTAAGTACTTTTCTATAGTTTTTAAAAATTTCTTTAAATGAAGAACCAATATGGGGTTCATCAGGTTTAAACCAACTAGATTCTGCTATTAACCATTGGTTAGCAGCGCTAGGGTGTATTTTTTCTAATTTTCCAGGAAGTAAAAAATTATATTTAGGGTGTAAAAAATCAGTATGTCCTGACCAACCAGAAACCATAATAGGTTTTCCTGTTAAACTAAATTCTAATAAAGGTCTACCAAACCCTTCACCCTTAGTTAAACTTACCATTGATTTTACTTTAGGGTGATTATATAACTCATTCATTTCACTATCGGTTAAATCCCCATTTAGTAAATAAACACTGGCTTTATTACCTTTAACAGTTTTTCTAATTTTTAATATTCTATCTAATAAATCTTCTCTACTCATATAAGAAGAAACACCATTTGAAGCTTTTAATATTAATGCAGGTGGGTTTAATTGGTTCTTAAATGTTTCAAAAAAAGCTTTTATTAACAAAGATACATTTTTTCTATCGTGTCCAAATTCTCCTTGCATCCAATGCCCTACAAATAAAAAACAAAATGATTCTTTTATTTGATCTAAATTAATATTTTTAATTTTTGATGAAGGGATTTTTTTATAGATATCTAAATTTGCCCCCTCAAATACAACATGAATTGGTTTTTCAATTTTTAATTTACCTTCTACTTGTTGTGTTATTTTATTTTTTCTATCATATATAGTACTTTCAAATACTTTTTTAGCATGATTAGAAGAAACCCAAGTTTCATCTATCCTATTAACCCCTTCAATCCATTCTGCTTTACACATTGTAGATTCAATACCGGCAGTACATCCTATATTGTATTTTCCTACACGTTGGAATTCATTAGGGATTGATATTTGCATCCAAATCTCAGGTTGGGTTTTATTCCAATCTGGTTTGCAAGTATGGGACATTAAAAACTTCCATTCAGGATGATCATTACAAAAACCCCAAGCGGTACCACCCCACCTTTGAGGTAATAATTCTACTTTATATTTTTCTAATTCAATAATAGCTTTTACTAAATCTCTACTACGTGCCCCATATCCTGAATAGGTATCAAAGGGACATGATATAACAAATCTTGGTTTACTCATTAATATAACAATTTATGGGTTAAAAATTTACCTTTATACTCATTGGTATTTATTAGTTCATATTTTTCTCTAGGTTTCCAAGTACTGAATAATTCTGTAAATGCTTCCATTACTCTATGTGCTTGATGTTCGTGAGTAAACCCAGCTTCATCAGATATTGCCCATTTTCTTCCTTTTAGACCTAATTTTTTTCTCTTAATTCTTCCTAATTTATATACTTCTACTAACCTTTCAGTAGCATCTTCCCATCTACATCTATCATCATAGATATAAGGGGTTGCAGGTGAACCTTGTATTGATCTTGAAGTTGGATAACATGGGAAAGCCCATTTTCCATGTTTTTTATAAGTACCTTTATGGTTAGATGGAAAGTCAGAATCGAAATCAATCCAATCACCACTTTCATCTTCAAATCTCATTTGGTCTTGCATTCCCCCAGTAACATTAGCTATAATAGGAGTTCCTGCTAATATAGCTTCAGTTAATGATAACCCCCAACCTTCATTAGAAGTTAATAACATTTGAACATCTGCTATATTATAATAATAATTTAATTGATTGATAGTAAGTTTTGAATGAGAAAATATTATATTATCTTTATAATCTTCTTCAAATAAATATTCTCTAACTTTTTCTAAATCTGTCCCATGGTTTGTAACTGCCTCAGTGTGTAATATCATATAACAATTTTTAGATTCCTCTTTAGGCAGAGTATCTAAAAATCCTCTAAAAGCTAACATAGTATCAGGGATTTGTTTTCTTCTAATATTCCTAGAATTGAAAAATGCTACAAATTTAGGATTTTTGTTTTTAAATATATTTTTCTTAAACTCTAACATTTTAGTATATTCTTCATCACCTTCTTTTAAAGGTTTATAAACATTAGAATTTAACCCATGTGGGATATATTTAAATATTTTATTTTCCCCAGATTTTCCTAATACTATTTTATTAATATTAACAGTTTGTTTAGATATACCCATTAATAAATCACAAGACTCATAATATGCTTTATTATATAAAGGTGCTGGATAATCATCCCAAATATTTAAATAAGAAATTGGAATTTTAGTTCTAATTTCATTTTCGGCATTAAATAGCCAAGTAAAATACCTAGGATCTGTAATTAATAATATAGCATCAGGTTTTTCAATATTAATAATTTCTCTAACTAATTTTATATCACCATAACCATTAGATGGGTATAAAAATACATGAGAATCATCAATTTTTGATATCTTATTAGTATCTTGAGATAAATCTAACCTTTTTCCTGCTTCTGGGTGTTTGATAGCACCTGCTATTTGACACCAATTAAAATGATGAGCTGTATGTACTACTATTTCTTTTGCAACTGTTGCAACCCCAGAATGTACTCTAATATCATCACAGATTAATAATATTTTCTTCCTTTTATTTTTTGGAAGATATTTAAAACTCTTATTCATTAATTTTTAGGTTTAAAGTTCTAAGTCGGTTTGATTTGTAATTTGTCTTCTAAAATTTTCATCTGTAAGATATAAATAAATAGCTCTATCAGATAATTTTTGAAATGAAAATTTTCTTTTTACACATTCAATTTTAAAATTTTCAAACAAATTACTTTTGACTTTAACACTGGTAAGTGTCATTTCTTTTTTTACGTTCATAATCTTTATTTTAATAACATTATTTAATATAAATATATACAGAGGCTAGTAAATTATACCTTCCCCACAATTTTCTTTATCCTCTTTATAAGGACAAAATGTACAGTTCCATTTAGAAATAGACTTAGGATACTCTATATCTTTTATTTCCCCGTTTGAATTAAAACATTCACTTACAAAACTATTCATAGCTTTTTTTGCTCTTCCTAATTTAATTTTTCCACTAGGTGGGGTAAATGTTTGTACCCTATGAGCCTGGTAAGGTGACATAAGTTTTTCATCATTAATATCTAATACTTTTCTTTTAACAATAAAAAATTCAATTTCTATGTTATCTAAAGGTATACCATATTGCTCTGAAAAGTATTGTTTATATAGTAGTAATTGGAATTGTTTATTCTCATCTTTTTTAGAATAATCATTCCATCCTTTAGTACTTGTTTTTATGTCTATTATCTTAAAGGTATTAGTATTTTCATTATACGTGACAACATCTAAATACCCCATGTATAATACGTTATTATACATTTTATTGGGCGCAATTACAATAGGTATTTCACAGCCTACTAAATATGTTCCTTTTTTAGAAAAATATCTACTACGTTTTTTCTTAAACCAATCTAATATATTAACCCCATCTTCAAAAAACTCTCTCATCTCAGAAGCATCTGAAAAATGCTCATTATTATTTTTTTTATATTGAGTTTGATATTCTTCTATAAACTTTTGATGGAATAATTCTTTTATATCTATTTCTCTATCAGCATACGCCCCACTTTTTTCATACATTACATCTAAATAGTGCTGCATTACTTCATGTATAGCAGTACCAAATACTGTGTGTATAGAAGAAGTAAATCTTTTTATTTTGTCTTTATATTGTAATTTCCATCTATGAGGACAACTACGAAATATAGACATTTGAGAATAAGAAATATTTTTCTGGTAAGCAAAGTTAATTTCTTGAGGAGGATTTAAACGAATCTCCTTAACTATATTTGGGATTTTTTTAGCCAAATTATTTTTTCCATTTATTACGGCCTACTAAAAGACCAATTATCCCATAATTAGCAATATCTATAAATGTATCTTCCATGCCTTCACCTTTAACAAATGATCTACCATTAATTAATAGATTTTTTAAACGTGAAATTTTATCTGTAAGTCTAATACATAAACCAGTTAAAGAAAATTTCTTATCATCATTATTATTTAAATCACCACCTAAAGCAATATTATTTAAACCATAATCCATATGTTTACGAGCAAACATTTTATACATTTCTTTTTGAATTTGTTTAAATTCATCTGCTAATATTGGATATTCTAATTCAAATACCTCTATTGCATCATCTTTACTACTTTTTATAGTTTTTTTCTTTCTCATATTTCCAAAATAATTTTTGACTGAATCACCCATTTAATAAAAGTGTTTTAGCATAATATTTATCTAAAGTTGATATTCTATCATCAGCATCTACTAAAGAAGTTAATGCTTCTTCAGCATTTTTATAAAAATCTCCTGTAGAATGGTCTCCAATTCCTACAGCTTTTTTTCCTAATAACTCAAGTGATAGTAATGCTTTTGCTTTATCTGCCTCTGCAGATAATTTTAACATGTTGAATAATTTTTCGTTCATTTTAATACAGTTTTTATTTCTTTTTTATTTAATCCTATTTCCGTTAATATATGACTTATTTTTGAGGTATCCAATATATTTATATATTCTTTTGATTCTTTACTAGAACATTCAAAATAATTTTTAATATAATCTACTAAATCTTTATTAGGTTGTTTAATTTTAGATTTAATGTATTTATTCCATTTATTATTTTTAGGTATAAATTCTTTATAAATAGTATAAATTGATTTTTTTTCCTGTGGTGGGTAATCTTGAACAAAATTAACTACCTCTAAATAATCAGGGTTCATAGATAAAAACCTATGAATCATATAACTATTAAATACCTCCCAATCTTTATCGCTAAATGATTTAGTTGGTGTTTTGTATTGATTTATATGTTTTAACCAATCAAATATATTAGAGCAACTCATCCTTAAATTCTTCTCTTAAGTCTTTAGGGAGGGTTGATTCTAATATTTTTTTAGTTTCAGGATCAAAAAATACAGGGACAGGTAACAACGCATCTTCATCTGTGCCTGCTACAAATCTAGAAATTTTTCTTAAAACTACTCCTTGAAGAAATATACTACCTCCTTCAGAATTTTTAACCCCAGTAGTAGTTTTTAAATCGATTTGGGGTTGTTGTAATTGTTGGTCCATAATTATTTATTTTGTATTAAATTTTGTATTAATGACATCGTATTAATTTCCTTATCAATACGAAAGTTTGATTTATATTGATGTTCATTTATTAAAATCGCAGCCGTCCCTTCTTTACCTGGCATATATTCTGATGCTTTTTCATATAACATTCTAAACAACTCATCAAAATCATCTACATTAGCATCTGCTATAATTTGCCTAATTGTAGGATATCCTTGTTGGGAATTTTGTGTATTTAAAATAGAAATAACTTGATCTATATAATTTGATGATACTAATATTGATTTATCTAATTTTAATTTATTATCTTGGGTAGATAATTGTATTGTGTTAATGCATTTACGTAAATCTGGATAGTATTGGTTAACTAAAGGTGCTAAATCTTTAACATTATGTTCAATTGATTCTTCATTTAATAACCAATTTAAATGTTTAGCAACATCTTTTTTAGTTGGAGGAACTATTTTAAGTACTTGACATCTTGATTGTAAAGGATCAATAATCCTTTCTACAAAATTACAAGTCATAATAAACCTAGTAGTACGTGAAAAAGTTTCTATTATATTTCGAAGTGAAGCTTGAGCTTGAATTGTTAAAAAATCAGCTTCATCTAAAATAACTACTTTAAGGGGTTTGAAAGAAGCAACACTTGCAAAGCTTGATACTTTGTCTCTAATTGTTTCTATACCTCTTTCATCACTAGCATTTATATAAAGATGATCACAATCTAAATTTTGAACACAAATTTTAGCTACTGTTGTTTTTCCTGTACCAGCGGGTCCATAAAATATTAAATTTTGAATATCATTTTGTTCTATATACTTAGAAATAGATTTTTTAATATTTTCATTACCAACATAGTTATCTAATTTAGATGGTCTATATTTTTCTACTAATAGGCTATTCTCCATACTCGCCATAAATTGAATATTTTTTTATTGGTTCAGGTTTTATTTCTGTTTCTTTAGAATCAATTGCATATAAATTACTTTTTAAAGGTTCTAATCTATAACTACCTTTAAATCCAGTTTTAACCATGTATGCTTCTAAAGCATCAGTTAAAGTTTTATGTAAGGGACCATCAGGTTCATTTGCAACTAATCTCCATTTATCTCCTGGTGGTACTCTTCTAGCAATTAATATATTTTTTTCTTCAATCTGTGTAGCCATAATATACGAATCTATTTTACATCATCCCCATCATAGGGTCCATTTGTGGTTGTTGTTTACTATCACTAGGCTCATTTACTACAGTACATTCTGTTAATAATACAGTACCAGCAACTGATGCAGCATTCTGTAATGCTGTTCTAGCTACTTTAGTTGGGTCAATAATACCTTCCTCTTTCATATTAACTGTGTTTTCAGTTTTAATGTTATAACCTAACCAACCATCATTCCCAGAATTGATCATACCATCTGCTATAATTTTGGCACTAACTTCTTCATGGCCAGCATTAACTAAAATTTGATTGAATGGTTTTGCACATGCTTGTTTTACAATAGCTGCTCCTGTTGAATTAACTTCTAATCCTGATGAAGCATATAATAATGCAATTCCACCTCCAGGTATTATACCTTCTTCAATAGCTGCTTTTGTAGCATGCAACGCATCGTCAACTCTATCCTTTTTCTCCTTCATTTCTGTTTCAGTATTTCCACCTACATGAATAATAGCTACTCCTCCTACAAATTTAGCTAATCTTTCTTGTAGTTTTTC